GGAGGCTACGAAGGCATGAGGGTTGTGGCTATGAAAGAACACTTGGAATCGAATAATGAGCAATGAACAAAAGCACCTAAGAGAATATGCACCACTAGCACCATGTCCGTTCTGCGGTAACACCGGAAGTGATCTCGTCATTGGGGATGAGGTTGGTGTCTATGTGATGTGTGAGGAATGCTTGGCGGTTGGACCTTGGCTTGAGGAAGATGTACATGAAGCGGTCAACCAATGGAACAGTAGAAGCCTCAAAGCCATGAAAGGTTTTATTGCAGGAAGTAACTAATGATTGAGTACCTAGTAAAGTCCCCCATCATCTTTTTCTTATTTGCCCTGTCCCTCTTGTTCTGCCTACACCAAATAAGAAAGCTAAACGAGATCCATGAGTAGCCCATCCTTTTCTGAAATAGACCTGGTACGCAGTATCTGTGAGGAATCATTCTATGAATTCCTAAAAGAGTTCTGGGACGTAATCATCCCCGAGGACCCAAAATGGAATTGGCATGTGAAGTACATGTGTGACCAACTCCAAACAGTAGCCGAACGGGTGTTCAGGGGCGAACCGAAACGATATGATTTGATAATAAACATATCTCCAGGAAGTACCAAAAGCACCATCGCCTCAGTAGCCTTCCCCGCATGGACTTGGACCAGGATGCCCACCGCCCGTCACATCTGCGGTTCCCATGCCTTCGACTTAGGAATGGACCTGAGTCGTAAGTGTAGAGACATTGTAGCCGAGCAGGACAGGCACGACGATAAGCCATCCTTCACCCAATGCTGGCCTCACCTTAAACTCAGGGACGATCAAAACACGAAAGGCTACTTCGCCAATACATCAGGTGGCATGCGTAAAAGTGTCACGGTTGGTGGGAAGTCACCTGTTGGATTCCACGGTCACTTCTTGCTTATTGATGACCCCATTGACCCGCAGAAGGTTTTATCAGAAGCCGAGATCCATAAGGCCAACTCCTGGATGAATGAAACCTTACCTTCCAGAAAGGTAGACAAGTCTGTAACTCCAATGATACTAATCATGCAACGCCTACACCAGAACGACCCAACGGGGAACCGGCTGGCTAAGGGCAAGAAGGGTGGGAAGATAAAACACATTTCCCTGCCTGCTGATCTTAGTGAGGGCTACGAGGTAAAGCCAAAGTTCTTAGAGAAGCATTATGTTGATGGGTTAATGGATGCCAAGAGGATGCCTCGTAATGTTTTGGATGAGGCACGTACCCAGCTCGGTGAGTTTGGTTACTCAGGTCAGTATGGACAGAACCCCGTGCCTCTTGGTGGTGGGATGTTTAAGGTGGATCGTCTTAGACTTGATGATGCACCTGCACCAGTACGGTTCAAAAAGAAGGTGAGGTTCTGGGATAAGGCTGGGACTTCAGGTGGTGGTGCTTATACGGTTGGTGCATTGTTGGGGCTGGATGTGGATGATCGCTATTGGGTGTTGGACGTTGTTAGGGGACAATGGGATAGTAATGAACGTGAGAAAGTAATCGAGCAAACTGCAACGCTGGATGGACGTTCAGTAATTATAGGACTGGAACAAGAACCCGGATCAGGGGGTAAAGAATCAGCGGAGGCCACCGTCAGGAGACTAGCGGGCTTTCGGGTAAAGATAGATCGTCCAACTGGTGACAAGGCATGGAGGGCAGACCCCTTCAGTAGCCAAGTCAACGGTCACAACGTATCGATCAAGAAGGCCGATTGGAATGCAACCTATATGGAAGAGTTGCGTTTCTTCCCCGCTTCTACTTACAAAGACCAAGTCGATGCTTCCAGTGGTGCTTTCAACCTGCTGGCTAGTATCCGAAGAAAGGTTGGCGCGCTGTGAGTAAATTCACGCATGAGCCACTACAACCAAAGACTGATTGGATGGGTGAACTGAAAGATCAAGTCACCGTCACCAACAATACATTTTCCGAGTTGCCGGACTACGTTAAGCGGGACCCTATGTTCCCAAGTAGTACGGACTCAACAGTGCTGATCCGTTGTCGTAATGCTGCTACAGGTGAACCGCTACATGTGGTTCTTATCTCGTCGGTGGACGGAAGGGATTGGTTCTGCTGGTTAATCGAACATCAAAGATTTGAGATTATGGAAACAGATTTCGAGTCGGGGACCTTATGATGCGTTCGGTACTTTATAAGGTTAGAACAGATGCCAAAGAAGAAGGCTCCAAAGCCAGTTGGATACACCATACAGAAGCACGGTAAGAATTTATTTGATGTCACCTACGATGTGCCATCACTTAGCTTAAAGAATTGGGAAGAGTGGGTGCTGCTTTCCAGTGACCGCCATTGGGACAACCCGATGTCGAATTGGGACCTACAGACTAAGCACCTAAAGGAAGCACTGGAACGGGGAGCTGGCATTATCGACAGCGGTGACCTGTTCTGTGCCATGCAGGGCAAGTACGACCCCCGATCATCTAAGTCGTCGGTCAGGGAAATACATCAGGTGCCAGATTACTTGGACTCCCTGATTACTACCAGCACAACATTCTTCGAACCATACGCCCAGAACTTTATCGTGCAGGCATGTGGTAACCATGAGTCTAGTATCCGTAAGCGGCACGAGACTGACCTGATAGAACGGTTCTGTGCTACCATGAAATACAAGACGGGCTACACTGTTCATAATGGTGGCTACTCAGGTTTCGTGCGGTTCAGGTTACGGGTTAAAGGAAGAACTCAGGGTAAGCTGCTGACCCTCCATTACAGTCACGGCTATGGTGGCGGTGGACCTGTGACTAAGGGTGTCATCCAATCCAATAGGAAGGCTGTGTATCTACCTGATGCTGATATTGTTATTAGCGGCCATGTGCATGAGTCATGGCAGATAGAACTTATGCGTGTGCGATGTGGTAGGCGTAAGATCTACCATGACTCCCAACTGCACGTCTGCTTACCAACCTACAAAGAAGAATTCAAAGATGGCTTTGGTGGCTGGCATGTTGAACGTGGTGCTCCCCCGAAACCAATCGGTGCTTGCTGGCTACGTTTGTACTTTGACTCTGGGAGGATAGACAACAACAATGAGATGATGCGTGGTTTAAGTTATCAGATCATCAAGACGGGAGGTTGATATGGCGAGGCTCAAAAGTCTATTCCATCTTTCCGGCATTGTTGCTTTTGTTCTGTTCAGCCTTATTGTGATTCTGCTATACTTGAAATGGCGTGCCTGGATATTTTAGAGACACGCTTTTCCAAACACGCTAAAATTGAAAGGACAGTACGATGCCGAAAGTTGGAGGAAAGAAATTCCCCTACACTAAGAAGGGAAAGGCTGCTGCTAAGCGCGCATCCAAATCGAAAAAGAAGTCTTCCGGCATGAGGAAGAAAAGGAGTTACTGATGCCAACCAACATCCCAGAAGGGCTGCGCAAGAAGAAGCAGCAACCGACTAACAATAGTCGGCCGGTGTTTAACAACACCACATCTCTAATGCGTTCCCAGTTCCTCACCAAGATGTTCGACCCAAGACGGGACATTGATGATGAGTGCGGTTACCCTAAAGAAATAAGCGCCGAACAATATCGAACGCTTTACGATAGGGAAGGGATTGCGGAACGTGTTGTTGCCATGTTCCCAACTGAATGCTGGTCACAGGATCCAATACTTCGTGAAAACGAGGAAGCGGAGATGACCGACTTTGAAGATGTGTTCAACGAGCTACAACATAAAATGAACCTCTGGCATTACTTGGCACGGGCTGATGAGATGTCTGGGATTGGTAGTTATGGAATCCTGCTGCTTGGGATTAACGATGGGAAACCATTGGACCAGCCAGTGGATGGAATCAACGAGAGGGGTGAACGTGTTGGTATGCCCCAACACGAGCTCCTCTACCTGCGCGTGTTTGATGAGTCTCTTGTTAATGTGGACTCATTTGAAAACGACGAAACCAACCCGCGCTTCGGGCAACCAGTTTATTACATGGTGGAATTCGCCGACCCAAGAAATGATGAGACGGATTCCTTGGCAATGGAAACGGGGACGGACATGCGGGTTCATTGGACTCGGTGCATTCACCTAGCCGACAACCGCAAGTCATCTGAGATCTTTGGTGTCCCAAGGATGCGTCCTGTTTATAACCGTCTCTATGACCTGCGCAAACTGTTGGGTGGAAGTGCCGAGATGTTTTGGAAGGGAGCTTTTCCTGGATACTCATTTGAAGTCAATCCTGACATGGGTGACGTGGAGTTAGATGGTGAGACATTGCGTAGTGAGTTTGAGGCTTACTCCAATGGACTTCAACGCTACTTGGCATTGGCTGGTGTTTCGGCTAAGAGCCTGTCACCACAAGTCGCCAACCCCGAAGCCCATATCAACAGCCAGATCAAAGCCATTGCAATCACGCTTGGCGTGCCATGGAGAATCTTTGTTGGTAGTGAACAGGCACAACTAGCCAGCTCACAAGATAAGGCCACATGGCTTGGGCGTGTTGCCCATAGGCAGAACAAGTATATCAGTCCACTGGTCATCCGTCCATTTATTGACCGCCTGATTGCTTATGGTGTTATTCCCGAATGCGAAGAGTACACTGTTGAATGGCCTGACCTTGCAACACCCAGCGACGAAGATAAAGCAATAGTTGCTGCTAAGGTAATCGAGGCTATGAGCAAGTATGTTCAGTCCGGTGTTGATACGTTGGTTCCTCCCATGGAGTTCTTTACGATTGTTATGGGAATGCCTGCCGAACAAGCCGAGGCTATTCTTAACTCAGCCGAGGAACAGATGTTGGAAATGGACATGCCCATGGAAGACGATGAGTTCGTGGATGATGCCGTGGACCAGGAGGAGGAAGAGGAAGAAGAAGAGTTAGAACCACAAACAGAACTAGAAGAAGATGAGTTGGAGGGAGAAGAATAATGGGAACAACAGTTACTTATGACATAATCGAAACCGGAGATGACGGCAGGTTTTACGTCAACAACTACAGTTATTCCAGCAGTCCGACAACCTACTCATCAGGTCATGCAACTGATGCTAATTACATCTTAATAGGTGCTGAATTTGACTGGGATGGTTACAGTTATACATGGAGTCAGCTCTGGCTGCGTTTCCAGAATGTTGCTGTTCCGCAAGGAGCCACTATTGATTCGGCTTACCTCAAGCCCTACTGGTTGAATACTGCCGAG